AGTAATAATACTTGCGTTTGTTCCAAGAACTCCAACTTCAGCCGAAAGGATCTTGTTCAGATCCAACGCGCTAGCTGGAATTTTGTTGGCAGCAGAACCCATAGTAGCCAAAACAAGTGAATATTCACGAGTAGTTGCTACACGATTTCCAAGATTTGACGGGTAACCATCAAGGATAGTTACGTTAGCTTCTGTAAGGTCAGCCATAATTAGTAGATGATTTTACCGAGGTTTTCAAGGTACATGCTGCGTTCTGGGAACTCAACATTAAGACCAGCTTCAGTCACCCACTCATCGAAACGATAGTCGGCGTCATTAGGCTGACGATTGGTAAGCAGCCTTGTGTCACTGTCCTGCAAAGGACTGTAAGTCAAGCTGCCAAGGTCGGCAATGATACAACCATTACGGAACATTGGATTCTCGTTGAAGAGAGGCGAAGTCTTGAAGTGGAGAACACCAGCCTGAGTTTCATACGATGTGATGTGCATACCGTAAGTTGTATCTTTCTCATTGTACGAACGTACAACAAGACCAGCACGCTTAGCAAAACTATTGAAGTTATGCAAGAAGTTGGTGTCACAGATACCAAGTTTTTCAAATCCACTAGAGGAGTTGAAAAGGAACAGACGGCGCATCAGTTCGTCCCACTCATCCATAGTGATGTTACCACCATTAAAGTTGATGTGACGTTTCTGATCGTTATCGCGCCAATCGACGTTGGTCAAATCAGCTTCACCTGGACGGTAGTTAAACAAGCCACCGTTAGCAATGCTACCGGGATCCCACTGATCAAGATACCAAACCAGACCGCCCATCTTACGCTCAGGCATACTAAAGCCTTCTTTGGTAGCGACCATGTCAGTCTTGAACTCACCAAACAAGAAAGAAAGTTCTTGCTGGATCGTGTGACGAACTTGGGCTTCCTTAGCAGCCTTTTTGTAGATACCAGTTTTGTCCCATTTCATACCAGCTTTGAGAGCGGTACGAGTAAATGGACCAATCGTTGTACGAAAGATCTGGGTTTGGTTATAAGTATCGACAGGGAACTTAACACCGCCAGCATTAGCACGGTCGCCTTCGGGACTTGTGGTACCGATAGAAGCAACGTTGATGTTAACGTTAGCAGAAGTGTTACGAACACCGCTCCAATCCTCAATCGCACGAAGAGTAAGTGTGTTATCTTCAGTGTTAATAGAGGTGATAACTGCACGACGGGACTTACGTCCAGAAGCAACAGTCAAAGCGTTGGCCCAAAGAATGTCGCGGGTGCGAAACTCTTCAGCAACTTTAACTCGGAGGTAAAAAGTTGCGCCATCAGCAATGGTCATTCCAGTGCCGCTATCAGCAATGGCTTCACCAGTAACTGTTACAAAAGGACCAACAGAGTTAGCTGCCACAGTTGTAGAACGAGGAGACTTAAAGCGCTCTTCGTAGCCTTCAAAACGTGGCACGTTGGTTTCTTCTGTCTGATCGATCATGGAAAGAAACGCCATGAGTGGCGACATACCTGTTGGGTTTTCCCAAGCAAGTCGACGCCGTGCATTATTGAATCTCTGAGCTTCCAGAGTTTGAGTAGAACCGATTCCGAACATAGTATTATTTTGTTTTGTTGTTTTTCATTGACTTAGTTAATCCCAAAGCGCATTGAACGGCTCTGTTTTAACTGGTTTTGGAGAACCTGTAGGACCTCCTGTATTGATTGAACTCGCCATGGCTCGAGTAGGCTTGGCCTGAGAAGTTTGTAAAGAAAAAGCTTTGTTGTACTTTTTAATAGTCTTTTGCGCTAGCGACGCAAGAGACCGAACTGCTGCGTCTGGCGTAGCTGGTCGACTACCAGACTGACGCAATTGCTCAAAGATTTCTGGAAGCAAATCTCCATATTCTTTAAGTGCTGGATAAGCTTTAACTGTATCATTAACCAGATTAGATCTGGCTTGAATACGGCGTTGCTCACTAAGATGCCCGCTAACTTGCTGCACCTGTCCTTGTGCCTGTTGAAACAAAGCGTTGGCAATTGTGATAACAGATTTTTCACGAGCATCAAACAAACCTTGAAGCAGTGCAGCACGCTCAGCAGCTGGTCTTTCTGGATCAAGAATAGAAACCAAATCAGCTTCGGTAACTTCACGATAACCAATTTGCTTACGAAAAGCTTTTTCGTCAAAAGCTGGCTCTTGCTGTTGTGTCTGTTGATTAGATTGCAGTGCAGCTTTAACCGCAGCGGCAACGTGTTCAGGACCAAAAGCAGCACTGTTTGGTCTTGTAGAAACAACGTTAGTAGAAGGAGTTGGATCGTCGACAACTGGATTTGGATTGCGATAATCAGGACTTTCCGGATCATCGTGAATCTCTGGATCATAGTCATCTTCCACGACAACATCGTCGTTTACGATAACATCTTCAGGACCATCGTCCCAAAGTGATTGAGCTTCTGTGACGTCTCCAGCTGGTGAGCGAAGACCGAACTTGTTTAGATGTATGAACATTGGTTACTTAATGTTTGTTTGTTTTTTCCCTACGTTTAACTTCAGCCTGTATTTGAATTAAGAGCCGACTGAATAACTCTTTAGTAAGTCTGATTTGTGACACCGCACCTAAAACTTGTTCTCGATCTAAAAATTCACCAATGCTTGAAATTGGTGTTGTTAAAATGTCTTCAGATAAACTTCTTTGTCTTTTATGCTCAATTTCAAACCATTGAGTTAAAGTACCATTAGGCTGTAGGGATAACTGGAGCGATACCAGTTCCTTGGTCGAGACCTCCTGGAGGGACCATGGGAGGTCTTTGTGGAGAGAGTTTAAATCTACGAGTTTGGATACCACGGAGAGAATAAATTTCTTCCATAAGTTGTTCAGTGTCATATTGCTGTGCTAGGTTTGGGTTGGATATAATTGCGATTAAAAGTTCTTGCATACTTTGAGCCAGGAATCCTTTTTCACTTGGCATTGTTGATTCAAACATAAACACGTCACGTGAACCAATAAGTTTAGAAATATCTGATGGAGAAAACTGTTCATAAAGTTCTTCAAGATTTGGACGATCTCCAACATACTTTTTAAACATCTCAAAAGACAAGCCGTACCGCAAATTGCAAAGTTGTTTTTTGCCTTGTGGACCATAGCAAGAATCCCATAAAAGCATTCCAGTCATACGCATCTTAGATGCTGCACCACCATTAGCAGCACGATTTTCTGTTGCGCTACGACGACCAGAAGAAACTTGACCCATAGCGTTTTCATTAACACCAGTAACCATTAACAACAAACGTTGAAGTTCACTAGCATCATTAAGATTTGTAGCTGTGTTATCACGATACTGTAACTGATGTGCAAATTTCTCAATACCATTTTTTGGAGCTCCTGGCATTGTAGTGATAATATCGTTGTTATTAGCTAACGACGCTACATCAATAACAGTTGGATCAACAATCAAGTTACGTCCAAGGTTTTTACGTAATCCCATAACTCGAGAGTTAATGAGATACGTTACAACATCTTGAATAGAATGGATTGTATCCGCCAAAGAAGCACTAAGATTGATACAGGTATCTGGTGAAACAATTCCGACATTGTGCGGGAAAGAGTTGTGAAGGTATCCATAACGTTCAATAGAAACAATACGCTGATCGTTAGCAATGCGAACTAAGTACAGCAGTTCGTAATCTTGATCACCAATACCATACTTAGAAGGATTAAGCCAAACATAATGTTCAGCTAAAATCACAACATAGTCATCGTCAGTGTCAGTATGTTTACGCCCAACTTGTTCAGAGTAAAGCATTTCAAACGAGTTAAAAGAGCTACGTTTCTGCCAAGCTTGATCGTGCATACGTGTCAAATGCTTAACACCAGTAATAAGACCTTTACGTTCTACTTGACGAATATAACTAATTGTATACTCTTCTTCGTCAGCTACCCATGTACCTTCGCGCCAGCGCACAAGAGGCAGATTAGGATCTGGAAAAAACTTAAACGGACTGATATTGTTAATAGTGTTTCCTTCGAAAGAAACAACTTCACGATCTCCGTTATCAATAATGTCAAACAGATTTGTTCCGTTAACATTTTGAATATCGGCTTCGTTGCCAGGAAGCCAGACTGTGCTACGAGTCCAAGTTTCTTTAGTGATAGTTATACCAAGTCTAGCTGCATCCAACAAAGACTGATAGAACTTACTTAGCCATTGATTCTCGTTAAGCTCACCTTGTAGCAAAAGTTCTGCTAGATCTTTAACGTTACGATCTTCATCACCAATCTGCTCAAACTCATAGAAGTTTCTATTCTGAGTCATTAACAAAAACCAAAAGGCTACACAAGTTTGAACCTGAGCAAAAGTTAATGGAACCACAAAGCGCTCTGGCTCATCCTCTTCAGAAGCTTCTAAGTCTCCTTCAGTCTTTGGCATTTCACCTTTATACACAGAAATGTTACGTTTCCAACGTGGATACTCTTTACCCATAATCCCACGAGAACGAGATAGGTTAGCTTGTAGACGATCAAAGATGTCTTTAATATTTGATGGAACCTCTGGTTGATCCAGAAGTTTTTTAATTGCTTGGTCCATATCTGTGTTTGTAGTTGTGCGGATTGGTTATAAACGGAGTAACACCTGAGCGTCCTTTGAGTTCCCTAAAAGCTGCTCGCATATCTAACTGATTAAGCTTTGGTAAGCCTTGCTTAATTCTTCTAGTCGAAAAGACTGGCTCATAATACTCTAAACCGTTATTAACCAAACGGTAAAGATTTTCCATCATATGATCTGGAGCCTTAGCCGCAGGCTTACCAGTCCTAGGATCAAAAACATAACGATCAAATTCTCGCATATGCTCTGTCAGTGTTGGCGAAAATAACAACACTGGCCTTCCACTGCGATCACGCTCAGCTAACTTAGCTTGCACATTTAAGATCCCACGACTAAGGTCTTTGTCTGCTGGCTGAACACTAAGTCCTTCCAGCTCAAAGTCATCAACCATGCACCGACCATCGTTTGGATGTTCAACAAAAGCGTGCCTATCACAAAGAACTACATGAGGTACACGATTGCTAAGTTGCTGCATCACCATTTGAGCCAAAACTTTTGACAAAACACTTTCGTAAATCTCTTTATAAAAGTAAGTTGTACCAAAAGGACTTGTCGCACAAAAAGTTACGGCATGTGGTGTAGCCATACCATGAGGATCTAATGCAACACGTATCGTATAATTGCTTGGAGGCTCCGTATGTGAGGTCCAACCAAAAGGAACACCACTATAACAATGCAAATTGGGATCAAATTCGGTGTAGATTGTTCCACTAAGAGCTTTTGGCTTACCAGAAATTCGAGTTTCCCAATGCTCTTTCGGAATATCCGCTTTAAATTGTTGAATATCTTCTTCTGATAAGTGCGTATTGTCATAAGTTGATCCTGTGATTAACCATTTACTTTCACCAGCAATGGATAAACCGTCATCAAACTTAGAACGGATTTGACCATCTGGAAAAAAGTAATCGTTAATCCACATTTCTGTAATTGGAGTGCACAGAAACCAAGCAAAACCACCACGGTCAATCAAACCACGTGAATAAGCTTCCCACATTGCTTCTGGAATTGGTTCATCTACATGAATAAAGTCCCAGTCGCTAGACTCATGACCAGCTGGGTTAGATAAAAATGATTTCACAGTATCAATAAAAATCATTGAAATCCCACCATAGATGCTCTTGATTAAAACCTTACAAATTTGACCTGTATTGTTTTTCTCTACTCCAGCAAACCATTCTTCCGGTAAAAGCTTAAAGAATTTACCAAGTCCAGCACCTTGCTGTTGGTTTGTAAAAATTTCAGAAGCTTTATCCCAATCCTGTACAAGCAACACACCTTTAACTGCACGCTTAGGAATACCTAACGTCCTTCTTTCGTCACCTTCAGGGTACCAAACACGAAAACCACGAGCCCAAGAAATGTCTTCAGCAGTGCCTGCAGTACTTTTACCCCAACGATTACCAGTTCTAACATAACGTCTACGACTTGCACCAGCTTCGTGAAAAGCTTTTTGTTTATCAGTAGGTTCGTAATAAAGCAATCCATTCTTTTGTTTATGCGCCAGCTTTTTAGCTAGCATTTCACGTTGCTGACGTAACAACAAAAGCTGAGCATTGCCCAAAGCTTTCTTGTCGTTAAGTAATTCAGCAGTGTCAAAAGAGTTCATAGTTCGCTTCAGTCTTTGTAGCGCAGAGGTTAAACGGCTTCTGGTTTTAAGCCTGCAGGTACGTAGCTTAAAGTGTAGTTAATGCTGTAAGAGTTAATTACAGTGCCAGGTTCTGTCATAGATTCGCTTGTTGACAAAACCATTGTGCTTGTTTTTTCACCTGCAGGTTTAGCAGACCAAAGCGACATTAATAATTTGGATATGGCATAAATAACATAGCGCACGTCTCCAGTAGTTGCCTCAGCGTTTTCTACTGAAACATCTAAAGCTGGAACTTGTCCAGTTACGCCAGTTAAAGGAAGATCAAATTTAACATATCCAGGAATCTTAAACGCTGTTGAAGTGTTAATAGCTGCTACTTGAATTATTGGTGATTGTGGATAAATGTAAGTAGGTTGTGCCGTAACATAAATTTGAGTGTTGCCACCTGTTGTGGTTACAAGTTTAATATAATACGGAACGTTAGCAGTAACGTAAGTATTTGTGGTTGTAAAAAAGATCTGATCATCTGGCTTAAAGATATTTGCATTTAAAACTCCAGTCAGTTCTATTGGGTAGTTTGGATTAAAATACTTAGAAGTACCGCTAAATGTTTGCTCAGGTACACGTTTATACGAAGATTTAAACCAAGTAAAAGGATAAGTGTTGTATGGCATGGTGTTAAATACTTAAACTGTAAAACGAATGCGTGAACGAATTGAAGTAATGTTACGAAGTTTCTTTAAAACTGCTCCACCTTCTCGAGATCCTTTACCATCAGTGTTACCTTCGATTGTAGACACATCGCCATTTTGATCTGGTGCAGAAGTAGCTATACCAATGTGAGAAAACTTAAAAATTACAATGTCACCAGCTCTAATATCACCACGATGTGGTTTTTTAGTCGAGGTGCTTAAGTCTTGTGCAAGTGACCAATTTTCAAAGTCCCAAGCACTTGCTGTTTGTGGACGTTTAAAAGTTTCTGTTTCACTAACCTCAGCTTTTGCCATGGCTTCACGAATACACCAGCAAACAAAAGCTGCGCACCATGCCCAACCTTTGTCAGCAGGTAACCATGTTGCAGCTTTGTATTCGTTAACACGTGGACCGCAATTTGTACCGTTGACTTCAGCTGTTCCAATTTCAGCTTTAGCAACTTGTACTAGATGTGATGGTAGTTTTGCGCTCATTTTTCTTTTTATCTTGTTTAGCTTCTTCTTTTGCAGCTCTATCGCAAGCTATGAACAATGCTATAAAACCAATCAGTACTACAGTTAAAAAAACTGCTATAGTGGCTAAGACTATTGTGATCATTTTGCTTGCCAAAAATAAGCTTTACCCTTTGGTCCAAACCAACGGACTGCTGTGCCCATTAAGTTAGCTTTGTTTTTACGAACATTTTCTTCAAGCAATCTGAGTCGGAAATGTTCATGAACTACAGAAGCCGGTGGTGCAACTAGCTTTGTTGCTGGCAAACGTTCACGTAACCACCAGCTACCACCGTTCAGTAAATCACAAAGAAAGTCGTGTTCAAGAGCAGGCACTGTGCATAGACCATCAGGTGTGTAGTTAAACGGTGGTCCCCAGAAAAATGATGGGATCGAAGCTTTGTCAAACTGGTAACCAGCAGGAATTTCAAATTCCCAAGTGTAGATGGTTGGAATATCTACTAAAAATTTGTAACTGCTTTTAATCTGAAACACCGGACCTTTAGCCCACGGTAAAATGCCAAAACCAAAGTCAGCGTCACGAACTGCAAAAATATTTAGTTCAGCTTTGTTCATGGCTTTGGTTTTAGAATTTAACGTGTGTAAGCTTGCCTTCAATGGTTGAAATCTCACGACGCATTACAGCTTGATCTTGTTTGATTTCTTGAATTCCTCGAATAAGAACTTCGTGAACTTTTACATCGGATCGAAGTTCTGCCAGATTTTTACCAACTTCTGCAACGGCTGTTGTAAGTTCTGGTATTGATGCTAACCTTGGCTGTGCTTCTCCATAGTAAAATCCTATTGTAAGAAACATGATGACTAATTGCCAAGGTGTAACACCAAGAGCAGTAAGGGTGCGTTGAATAGGTTCAGGCATTGTTTTAGGTATCTAAATAGGTTACTTCAACATTAACAACCAAATCTGGATTGTAGCCAGGATCTGTTGAAAAACTTACAAAGTTTGAAGAGTCAATAAAACTAGACCCAAAGTTTACTTCTGTGCGTAGAAGCTCCACAACTCCAGAGGCTGTGGATCCTATGTATTTTATAGGATTTTCGTCTGACCCTTGTTTAATACACACAGAAGGTCCAGAACTTCCTCCCACTCTAAGCGAATGTGCTGATAAAATCATTATTGGATAACCACTACCGTAAATTGGTACAATAATTGTGCCACCAGAAGGTGGAACAGCATCAGTAGGAGCAACGTAGTCTTGGCCACCGTAATAGTCAGTCCCATTTCCACCACCAGAGGTGCCAAAGACGTCTGAACTAGCACTTAACGTTGAAGCAGAACCCGAATCAGTTCTAATAATATCATACAAAAGCCCACTAGCATAGTTGGCTGAAATGCCAAGAGCAGAACTTTGACCGTTAAGAGCCGATATAAAATTAGTGTGTAAATCTTCAGTATTGTTGGAACCGTTATTAACCCAAACAGTGCCATCATTAGGATCATTTCCAGCAAACGTAAAGGTATAAGAAGCTAGATTTGTGTTAATTGTTACGTAACCATCCGTAATCAAATAGAGTTGAATAGTCACTGGTGGTGGAGCAGTAGCATCACTAGGAGCTATATACTCTTGCCCAGGATCTGCAGGCACTTCTGGAGTGCTATGTCCTGTTAATTGAACAGCAATTCTTTTTACTTGACCAGTAGCATTAAGACGATTTATAGCATTGTTAATAGTATTTCTAGCGTTAAGACTAGTCATGCCATTATTAACACTTCCAAGGTAGGCAGGCATAAGATTAACTTAGTTGAGTTTCGAGTGCAGCAACACGAGCTAAACGCTCAGCATACGGTAGATTTCTAACTGCCTCGCTGAGACGTTCTACTGCTTGCCTATACTGAAGATCTACCTGCTCGTTCACTAAACGAATAGTTACTAATTTTAAATAGTCTTCTACACTGTAATCAACAGATCCGGTCGGAAGAGCAGCATTTAATGCGTTAGTTGCTGTAGTTAAAGCATCTAACTGTTCTTGGCTAAAAGTAAATTCAAGAGTCATGGAATTGTTTGATTAGTTGTTATTACCATTTAACTTTGTTAGCCCAATAAGCTGCAGACATTTTGCCTTTAGCGATGTTGTCGCTATGTCTAGCTTTAAAAGACTCTCGACGATTTTTATCGGCTGATGATTCGCCTTCTTTCTTTGGTGAACCTGAAACACCTTGCTGACCAAACCGGATAGTTTTTACTTGATCTCCAGATTTTGCCAGCACTACGTGACTTTTTGTTGGATGTGATGGTGTAGCTTTAGGCTTGTTAACACCGTCAAGATCCAACCGTTTAAGAATAGAAGAAAC